CTGTGGAACAACATGCTTGCTTCTAAACTTGCACTATCTAATACTGCACCGTCTATTAATGCGCCCTTGCCAGCATCGCCTTGGTTAAAGCCTCTTGGATCATCTACACTAGTTACACTACCTTTTGTAATTACACTAACATTTCTAATATATGGACTACGTGTGTTTACTAGCCCGCCTGCTGTAAAACGGAATGCATAACCAGAATAAAAATCTTTGATAGTAATGTTTTCAATAGTAACATCGTCTTCTACCAAAAATGCATCATTACTTTGTGTAGCAACTGTAGGTTTAATTATTGTATTTCTTAAATCTTCGCCTGTTATACTTACATGTGAAGGAACAGTTAACGGAAATTCTTCTTCGTACACTCCCGGAAACACATGAATAACTAATGGCCCAGTTGTACTACCGTCGCTTTGTGCAAGTGCGTGTTTTAGTGTACGGAACGCACCATGTTGATGATCTCCTACATTGGTATTACTACCAAGTGTACTAACATAGAATATGTTACCTTGCCTACGTGCTAAACTTGATCCAGCAGCCCCTACAACAAGTTCATCAAGTTCAATTGCCTGTCCGTTAAGTAGATTACTATAAATGTTTAACCATTGCTTACTAACTTTACCTAAGTCACTTGTGTTAGTTTGATTAGGAATTATATCACTATTAATATCAGATGCAAATGATACATTGTCTGTATTGTCGTTACCTAGTGTAAGATTGCCGCCAAATTCTATGTTGCCAGTTGCATGTAGATTACCAGTAATATTCCAATTGCTTTGAATATTTACATTGCCTAATCCGTTTGGGCGTATTTCAATATTAGTATCAGCTGTAGTTGTACTGATAGTATTAAAGTCTATTTTTAAATTGTCAGTTGCAATAGCAGTTGCAAAAATATTGTTAGCAGCATTAAAGTTGATAAAGCCGTCGCCGCCGAGTGCAACAATTTGACTATTATCAATAGTAAAGTTTGCAATATTGTTATAAGTAGATTCTAAGTTTACTGTACGGAATACAGATGCTATAGTAAGAGCATCTGTAGCAGCTTCGGTATTAATACTAATTTTAGAAGTATTAACATCAAGATGCAATAATGCAGTTGACCCACTAGTATTTTTAAAATTAAGATCTACGCCCTGGCGTTCAAGATTATCTTTTAATACGCTGCCGCCAATACGGCCATTTTGTGGTTCTGACATCTAATTGCTTCCTCTGACACTGTATTTATTTGTCAAAGTTGTGAATTACAGTGACCGGTTTGCCTGTTGGAACAGGACTTGTAAATTTAATCCACCAACCTGTTCCCGAGGCGGTATAAGGTGCATTAGGACCTTCTTGGGCGCCGCCTGATGTGATCTCAGCAGTTTGATGTATTGTATAGTTTGTTGTTGGTATTTGTAAAACGTTTTCAATTAATACTAAAATGTTATTAGCACTTCCTGGAGCAAGATAGTCTGCATCACCGCTATTTAACTCTCCAAAGACAGTTTCGTCGGCTGCTATATTGCCAACACCTAAGTTTTGCCAAACAATACCCGGATCTTGATTTGGTTCTTTAAATCGTAGTTCGCGCCATGCACTATTTTGATATGCTTCAAATTGATTGTCAGTTGTATTGTAACGGAGCATACCGTTTACAAAACTTGTAGGACGATCGCTTTCTAATCCTTTTGGAACAATCATACTGTTAGAACTATCAACTGTAACTAGATCGTCAACATCGTACTTAACTCCCTTGCCGTAAATACTTCTTAGGTTAGTAGTTTGCGCCTTAATTAATCTCATATTATACTTCCAAATAACTCACTGTTGCTGCAAGATTAGAGTAGCCTGATAATTTTACTGTGCCACTTCCGGTAGCTGGACTATTTGCCATTGTAAACACTGTTCCAACGTTTGAGTCTGCCGCTCCATTGGTTGTAAAGTCCGTAGTTCCTGTTGCAATGATAATATACGTTTTACCGTTTACCATTGTTGTTGCAACTACTGTTGGGAATACAACTGCTGGATCTGCCTGGAATACTAATCTGTCGCCCACTTCAAGTACAATTCTTTCACTATCAAACGTAAACGTTTCTCCAGCAGGTAGTTCTAAATTATTAATTACTCGAGTAACATCATTACTAATAGGATCACTTTGCGGAACAAAATGCATGTCAAACGTTGCTGATCCAACTGAACCATTATTACATACTAAAATATTTGTAATTGCGTATGACTTGCCTGGTGGAACTGTTAGTATAATTGTATAGTCGTTGCTTTTTAAATGTTCGTTTACTATTGCCATGTCTTATCCTTAAAATAACATTCCGTATAGGAGTGCTCTGTTGTTACTTACTAATTCGTCTCTGTTACCTTCGTCGTTAACAAAGTATATTCCTGATTTTCCCGTATACTGATTTGCTATATAAATCTTAGTACCATCATTTGGTGCTGCTGGTGCAAAACTAGCATCGTCATCACTCGGTACACGATTTAAATGTAAAGTATCGTCAATTCTAATACTTCCTGTACCAGAAGACTTTAACACTAGATCTTGATTACTTGACACTGTGTCAATAACAGATCCTGTAAATCTTAAGTCGTCAAATTCCCAACGGTCTGCATAAAGCTGACTTACAATCTGTCCGTCAAGTTTAAAAGTAATTACACTGTCTACGCCGCTACTTTGAAAGTCATCAATTTCAATACTTGAATCACCGTCACCAATTTGACGTAGGAAAACGTTTGCAAAGTTATATGCAACATAATCAACTACAGCTTGTGCATTTGGTATTATATCCGCTTTGGCTACATCATAACCAGTTAGCGTGCCTGCTACATAAGTAAATACTTTTTGTTCGTAATCTACAGTTGGGTTTACACTAATTGTACTGCTACCGGCATTTAACGTTAAATTTTGGCTTCTTGAATCTATTTCATTAGTTGCAAATGGTATTAATGCACTAGCACCGTTAATTGCGATAAATCCTTGAACATCTTCATCATATTTAAAAAATGCATCAGGAAGGCTTCCGCGCTCAATTTTAATTCCAGCTTCGCCAAGTGTGATGCCAGCGCCGTTTTCTCCGCTGTTTAATGTAATAATGTTATCTTCAATATTTAATTCAGCAGTGTTGACAGTTGTTGTTTCGCCTAGAACTAGCAAGTTTCCTGAAATTTCAACAGTACCTGTATCAAATCCAGTATTCAAATAGATAGTGCCACCTGTTCTCACAGATACTTTATAATCTCCATTTGGTACGTTTAAATATTTTGACATTCTTATATCCTATGTAGAAAGTTAGGGGAACAGAATTCCCCTAATCTAATCTTAGTCAGCGTCGACTTCGAAGTCGTCTGCGCCAGCTTGTTCTGCATCTGTACCAGCTTCTTCCATTTCAACTGCATCTGCGACTGCACCATAAGCAGCAAATCCCCAAGCAATGCTTACACCGGTGTCAAGTGTTACTTTACGTCCTGCAATTTTAGTAACTTGACGTGCTACACCAGCGTCGTCTTTGACCGTGATAGTCATCTCGCCTGCTGTTACTGCTGCCGGAGTGTCGCCGTCAGCTGCTGATTTGTCTACTAAGAAACAATCTTTTACTTCTGTGCCGTCTGTGCAACGGAATTTCTTTGATCCAAGTTGCTTAATAATCCAGCCGTTTACTGATGCAGCTCCGTTGTAAAACTGTACTTTAATTTCGTCGCCGCCTGCCGTTGGTGTTCCGAAATATTTTTTGTGTAGTGGTCTTCCCATTTTGTTTCTTCCTTTAAAACGTTCTAGGTCTACGCAGTGGGTCATTTCTGCATAAGTCCGCTGATTGCGGCACGATTATCGACATAAGTATTTATCAATTAAAAAGAGTTGCGTTAAATACGTAGCCGTAAAAAAGGGCTCCGAAGAGCCCTTTTACATTACTATAACCTAATAGTTATTAGCTGAAAGTAACGTTAGCTGATGTAATAGCAACTTTACCTAAGTAATCAGCTGCATTGCCCAATGACGATGCAGTGTTATTCAACTCAACATATCCATAACGTGTCATGAATGATACTGTTGGTTCGAATGTACCTGGATCTAGGACAACACCGGAGCTCATTAGCGGGATGTATGGGCAGTAGAATGCCGCTGCATCTGATTCGCTTGAACCTTTGTAACCGATTAGTACGGCTGCGTCGTCTGCTGCATACGTGTTTACATAAACTTTCATAGCATTGTTCAAAGTACCAACCATCTTAGTGTTAGTAGGAGCTTCGAAAGTGCCTTCAGTTGTACGTGCAAACGCTGAAGTAGTTGCAGATTGTAGGATTGTTAACGCGAATGGCGAAACAACAGCCCAGTTACCTGCGCCACGACGTGTACGCTGTGCAATTAAGTTACTCACACGGTTGATTTGAACAGCTAAAGCAGCGTGCTCGTCACCAACGAATGTAGCAGTACCTGAAACAGCAGCTTGGTTGTATGTCTGAGCAGCAGTACCAGCAAGAGTTAATAGTGAACCTAGTACTTCTTGATCGATCTCAGCAGTAATCTCTTGTGCAAGAGCTGCCATGATTTCTGCTTCAACATCAATACCGTGCATTGACTGTGCGTCTTGAGCAGCTTCAAAAGTCCAACGTGCGCTTAATTTGCGTGTTTTGGCTTCTACAGTTTGCTTCAAGATTTGAATTGACATTCTGTTTCCAGCTGCGCCTTCTAGTACAGCAGTTGAAGCTGCTCTACCAGTATTTGCACCTGAATACTGTTCAGCAATTTTGAATGGGCTTAGAGCCTCTTCGCCTGCTGCTGTTCCAACAACGCCACCGTTAGCTGCAACAGTGTCGCTGTAACGTACACGTAATGTGTGGATTTGACCAACTGGGCCAGTCATTGGTTGTACACCAACTAGCTCGTTAGCAATAACAGTTGGCATAACACGACGGATAACTGGTAGGATAACACGGTTAAGTGTTGCTACGTTACCTGCTGAAGTTGCGCCTGCTGTTGCACTCTCTGACAAATATCTGCGAGTGTTTTCTAGTGTAGTAGCCATAACAGACTTCTTGTTGCCTTGCAGGCCTTCAAGAAGAGCGTTTTTGGTGTCTAACCAGCGTGATTCTAGTAGTTCTGACATCTTAATCTCCTTAATTTAATCCAGCAAGACGGCGTAAGTCTAATACGTTAGATTCGTCTGCTTTAGTTGTCAATGTTTTTGTTTCGGGACGGTTGCCTGTTACTTCTGTGCCTTCTGTAAGCTGTGCCTTACGCTTTGCTGGAGTATTTCCGTCGATAATCGATGGTAAGTACTTGTCAAAAGACTTTTGAAGTCTATCAGTTTGTACTGATTCCAGTAAGTCTGTCATAATCTCACGTTGGTCTTTGCCCAAGGGCGCAACCAAACTATGCATTATTTTTTCTCTCTTTGCTGATTCAACTAACTGAGATTTCTCTTTGTTTGCTGTTTCTGCAAGTATTTTTGCTTTTGTAGCAAATGCTTTCGCTTCTACTAATTGCTTGTCTTTTGCAGCAAGTACACCCATTAGTTTACTAACTTCTGAATTTTCATTCAAGTGTGAAGTTGTATACTCGTTTGCGTATGCTTCAAATATTTTACGACCAAAATCGTTTCTTCGTGCTGTATCAATATCTTCTTTTAGTGCAGAAATTTCACCTTTAAGTGATTTACTGACCATTTCAGATACTGCTGTGGCGCTTCTTTCGATAAAGTTAGCTTTAACTTTAGCGAAGTGGGTTTTAGCTTCACGTACTAAACGTACTTTTGTTTCAGCTAAGTCTTTTTTATCTTCGTTAAATTCTGCAATTTCACCTGCTAGAGACTCAACAACAAACTCTTCTAGCTTGGCATAATTACTAGCCATTGCTTTCTTGTCTGCTCTCAATTCTTTAATTTCAGCTGCTAAGTTTTCAGCAACGAAACCCTTTAGTAGATTTGCATTTTCACGCATTGCAACAGCATAACGTGCTTTTGCTTCTGCTAGCTGTTTACGGTCTTCCGCAAACTCTGCAATCTCTTCAGCAAGACGCTCAGAAAGTAGTGAGTCAATAGCTTCAACCATCGTTGATTTATCGTGCTCATACTTTTGTGCAAACTCTTCACGTAACTCAGCAGTTGCCTGCATCTTGTTTTCTTGAATCTTTTGCGCCCAAGCTTCTTCAATTTGTTCTCTAATCTCAGATGAAACAACATCGTTTTCGAATAATGTTTTTAGTGCATCTATCATTATGTTCTCCTGTTTCATTGGAGTTTGCTAATAATGTTTATTAGCGATTCCTTAAGATACTTCTGTGCCTTTGCATTGCCTTGTAGCTCAGTTGCCACTTGAATTGCCTTTAATCCTCCACGTGCATTCATAAGTTGTTCATAAATTGGTGTAGGATATGCACCAGGGGCGCTAGGCTGAGCCACAACGTCCACAGTGATAATTTCAAAGTCGGAAACGTTGCCGCTTCCATCTTCTGATACATTACCGCTACCACGCGATGAGACTCCTAGTTTAACGCCTGCTTCAAGCATGGTTTTAACTAGGTTTCCCATAGGTGTTGGTAGTATCTTTAGTTTTCCGTAACCGTTATCGCCATCCATCCAACATTCAGTTATCATATGGCTCACACGGTCAATATTAATATTAAGTCCTTCTGGATGATCAACTTCGCCGAGGACACTATATCCGTTCTTAACTTGATCATTGAGAGTTTTGACAGCCCTGCCTATTTCATTTACAGGATACACTCGCTGATTAGCGTTGCGAATGCCGCCTTGGATAATAATCCCTTTCATATAGAGATCTTTTCCTTCGTTGGTATTCTCAAGCACTATATTAGCTTGGGTGAACGTCAAATGCTCTCGTAAGTTTTTCATCTAAAGGTCCTTACTTACTTGCCAACAGTACTTTTAGTGTTAGCAGCAGTTTCTGGCTTGCCCTTTTTCTCAGCGCCATGACCAGGTTGGCTTGACATCTTTGTCGCGCCTTTTGCACCAACAACGTTTACGTTCTTAGTATTCATTACTTGTGGTTTGTTACTTGCCAACCCACCGGCTGTTCCTTTAGTATCTGCTGTTCCGCCTTTTGCGATGTTAGCAGTTGTTCCGCCCATATTGTTTGGCTTAGCCAAAGTTGACGTTGTGTTTACGCCGTTGTCGCCCATTGTAGCACTTACTTTTTCAACATACTCGCGCATTTGCTCGCCTGCTGATTTAGCTACTTTTGATTC